AATAGCATTATCAAAATGTTAAATCCTAAAAACAATATTATAAATATTGAAATAATAAGAAAAACTTTTAGATTAAAAGATAAATGGTTAATAAATAACTAAAAAAACAACGGGGTGTAAAAACCCCTTTTAAAAAAAAACAAGATGAAAGGAATTAAAAGAAAAATTATCGCTCAATTAGTAAATCTTAATATTAAGCCATTTAAGACGGTTATTTTAAAAACCGGTATAATCTGCGAGCATTATGCTAATGGTAACGTAAAAGTCATTTAAAATGAATGAATCAACGCATTTTGAGTTCGAGTTGTCTGTTAAATTAAATAGGACCGGAATATTTTTGCTTAATGGTAAAACAATAACACAAAAATTTAGAGTACCACGAGAGCAATTGAATAAAGTTTTTAAGAATCAATACATTTTCGGAACAAAATATAAAAGAGATTTAAAACAATTAGATTATTTAGTTCAGGGATTTAAAGAAAAGGTTTCGGATAAAATAAATATTGAAATTATGAATGATTCAAGAAGATTTGAAATAGTTTTGACAAGACAAAACAGATTTGAAGAATGGTTGAAAAATATTGAAATCAATATAAAAGAAATATTATAAAAGGCGCCTAATGAAAAACGATTCGAATAAATTATTTATCGTTCATAAAAAGAAAAGAATTTTTATTCATAGTTTAGCGCAATTAAAAGAAATACAAAACCAAACGTTTTTTAATAAATTAAAAAGAAGCGTTTTAAGAATACTAAATTTTAAATTATGAGCAATACACCCGAACATTATGAAAGTGGCGAGGATTACGATTTAATTGATGTTATAAAGCATTATAATCTAAACTTTAATTTAGGCAATGTGATAAAGTACGTTTGCCGCGCCGGTAAAAAGGAAAATGAAATTCAAGATTTGGAAAAGGCAATTGATTATTTAGAACGTGAACTTTATTATTTAGAGACTGAAATTAAATATAAAAAATAAATATGAGTTATTTTGACAATTTCTATCCTGAAGACGAAAAGGAATTCGCTTGCAATATTTGTGATAAAGCCATTGATGAACCCGGGGTTTGTTCTGAGAAATGTTGGCAAATTAATAACCTTTAAAAAAAACTATTATGAAAGCTATTAAAGTTATTTTGTTTATTTTATTTATGTTATTTGGACTTAGACAATTTTTTATTTTCAATGATATTTGGGCCGGAACGTTCCTTTCAGTAATAGGAATTTCTATTGCATTAAATAAAAAAGAAGATGTTTTATAGGTCTTTTTATTAATATTTGATTTTGTTTAAAAGCCGTTTTCTTTGTTGAAGACGGTTTTTTTTGTAGTTTTACAATATGAATGTTAATTTATTCGGTTGTTTAGCGGAGTATAAGTTTGCAGTTATGGCAATGGAATACGGAATTAATGTTTCGTTTCCTTTAATACATTCGTCTCCTTATGATTGTATTATTGAAACAAAAAAAGTTCTAAAAAAAATACAAATTAAAGCAATTTCAACGGGTAAAGACAAGGCCCGATGTTATTTATTAGATTCAAATAGAAATGCTTATAAAAAAGAAGATGTCGATTTTTTCGCGGTTTGGGTTCAATATCATAATGGATTTTATATTTTTAAAAATGAAAATTTAAATAAAACGATGGTTATTAATAAAGGCGGGATTTATTCAAAAAATTTTAATAACTTTGCGATGTTATAATGTTTTCATATTTGTTTTTGTTTAAAAAGTGCCGCTAATTTATTAGTGGTGCTTTTTTTTTATCTTTACAAAAATTTATATTATGAATTTAAAAATTAAGCAGTCAATTTTAAGAAATGGAAAGCGATACAATGAGGGTGATAGTATAGATTTGCCTGAAAATATCGCAATCGTTTGGATAAAAAAGGGCCTTGCATCTAAAGTCACTAAAAAGAATAACAAAGCAAAGTTTGAAACCAAAGAATTAAAAGTTGAATACATAGAAACAAAAGATAATGCGCCAAATAAAAATTAATTCAACAATAGGAAGCGAAATAATAACGGTTCAAGAGGTTAAAGATTACGTTCGAATAGATACAAGTTCGGATGATAATTTAATTGCGTTAATGATTACGCAAGCACGAATTTGGTGTGAAAACTATATTTCGCGCGATATTGTTTCAAAAGATAGAACGTATTATTTAGATTCTACAAACGGACTTTTTGATTTACCTTTTGGGCCGGTGTCAAGTATAGTTGCTATAACAGTTAATTTAATTGCCACTACTGATTTTGAGATTTTAGGATTAGATAATGAAACAATTGAATTAGACGGCGGTTCAGCGGACCGGGTTAAAATTAATTATATAACAAGCGGATTAAATGATTCATTAATCAAACAAGCGATATTGCAATTAATATCAACGTATTACGACAATCGCGCCGACTATGATACAAGTGATTCGGGTTCGGTTGAAGAAATACCAACGTCAACAAAAAAGATTTTAACTTCTTATAAAGCAATGTTTTTATAATGCAAAGCGGAAAACTAAATTCAAAGATTATTATTAAACGTTTGGTAAAAACGGCCGACAATTTTGGGGGGTTTACTTCTACTTTGTCAGATGTTGCAACGGTTTGGTGTGATTTAAAGCAAATTAGCGGCGAAATTAACGAAAAGTTTGGTAAACGTGAACATGAGATTCAAGTTGAAGTATTAATGCGTAAGAAGACGGCGGATTTGATTTTAATAGGTGATATTTTTATTGTACAAAACGGAACTCAAAAATATAGAATAAACGAAAAGTATCAATTTGATTTGGATTATTTAACAAAATTAACGGCCACAAAATCTAATTAAATGGGTGTTAAAATAAATCAATCCGATTTAAATAGCTTAAATAAAAAGTTAAATTATTTACGTCGTTTTGATTCAAAAACTCTTTCGGTAGAATTAGGTAGAACCGGTTTAGATATTTCAAGAAAAGCAAAACAAGCGGCGCCGGTTGATAAAGGAACGTTAAAGCAATCCATAAGGGCCGAAGTAAAAGGAAAAACGGTTGAAGTAATCGCGGGCGCAAAATATGCTCCTTATGTTGAATTTGGGACCGGTGGATTAGTCAAGTTAGATGATATGTTAGAACTTGGCATTCCGTCAAGTTATGCCGAACAATTTAGGGGTCAAGGGATAAAAGAAGTTAATTTACCGCCAAGGCCTTTTTTCTTTAGTTCAGCGCGTGAGGGTTTAAGGGATTTAATGATACGGTTAAAAACAAAATTAAATAAAGGAAAATAAATATGTTAGAAGCGATACATTTTTTGAGGCGCGGAATTATTGCAAAATTAAATAATGCAATTACTTTAAACGGGTCCATAGTTCCGATTTATGGTAGAATTCCAACAAGTGCAACGTATCCGTTAATTAGGGTTTATAGTGTTTCGACAGATGAAGATATACAAAATCAAACTTCTTTCATGACGGAAACAATTACACGAATTGAATGTGTAACCCGGTTTTATTCAGATGACGGTGGCGAGTTAGATGTTAATTTAATGGTTTCGCAATGTTTAAATTTAATAAGAACCCGTTCAAGTGGTTATGTTAATTTAAGCGCAAACGGTTTCAAAGTATATACTTCTGTAAATAAAGGAGTTAAATATATTGAAGATGATTTAAGTGATTATACATATTTTAGGGCCATTATAGAAATATCAAATAAAATTGAGCAAATAGTTACATAAAAAAAAATATGTCAAATAAAAAATCATACAAAGATAGAAACGGCACAACTCGCGTTGGTGATGCTTTGAGGTGGTTATTTAAACAAGGGAAAAACATTGCGCCGGAAATTCTTACAATTGCCGGAAATGTTACCGGTATTGATTCCTTAAAATTATTAGCGAATAAAATAAAAAACGATGATAATATTGAGCCAAAAGATAAAGAACTTTTGTTAAAAGAATTAGAATTCGATTTGATTGAAATGAATGAAGTAACTAAACGTTGGGAGTCAGATAATAAAACAGACAGTTTTTTAACGCAAAATATCAGGCCCCTAACGTTAGCATTTTTAACCCTAACCCTATTTATCTATATTGTATTAGATAGTTCTTTAAATGGCTTTAAAATCAGCGATAAATGGATTGATTTACTAAGTTCGTTATTACTTTTAGTTTATGGCGGTTATTTTGGCGCTCGTTCGGCTGAAAAGATTGTAAAAAGTTGGAAAAAATAAAACTATTCTAAAAGTTTTAGGTTAAATTTTTAATTACTTATATTTTTGTATTTTTGTGATAAATAAAAAATTATTATGAGTTCAAATTTATATAGTACAAGCGAATTTCAAAAACTATCATTTGGCGACAAGGGTTTAAGAATTATAAGTGCCGGTTCAACTTCAGTTACCGGAGAAAATTTTTGCGCAATTCAAGCGATTGAAAATTCAACAATTAGTTGTGATATTGATACGGTTGGGGGTGATACTTCAATTACTTCATTAACTTTAGTTGCGGGCGGTGTTATTTACGGAAGTTTTGATGACGTAAGTATTGCGGCGGGAAAAATAGTTGCTTATTTAAGATAAAAAATTATGATTGGATTAGGTTTAAGAATACATATTAATCAATTAGGAACCTTTTTTTTGTCTTTAATCGTAAGAAATTATGTTATTAGAGTTAAAGCGGCCGGCGGAATTGTTGAATCAATAGAATGTTTACAAACACGACTTTCGTTTTAGAATTAAAATATAAAATAAAAAAATAATATGCCTACACAACCAACAATTGCAATGATACCTTCGGGTTACGGATTGGAAAAAATATATTCTGTTTTACCTACAAACGGGGACGCAGATTTACAGTTTTCACGTGGAAGCGTTGCAACGAGAGTCGATAAAAGCGGTTTAATTTCTAACGTACAATCGAATTTTCCACGTTTAGATTATTTAGATAGTACTTGTCCGAGTTTACTTTTAGAGCCTCAGAGATCTAATTTTATATTAAACTCTCAAGCAATATCCCTATCACCGACAAAGAATGGAACATTTTTAGATAATTTTTCAATTAGTCCTGATGGCACTCAAAACGCAACTAAATTAACCGCAACAACTTCTGACCCGTTTTTTTATCAAGCTGTATCATTTTCTGCGGGTAGTTATACTGCCTCAATTTATGTAAAAGGTATTGGTAGTTCGATAGGTAAAAAATTAAGAGTTGTATTAGGGGGAAATTCATCAGATAGATTTAGTATTACATCTGAATGGACAAGGTTTGAACATACTGCAATAATGACAAGTGGTTCTTTAAATACGGGATTAGAAATACCCGACCCCGCAGTTGTAGGGGATGAAGTTTTAGTATGGGGATGGCAAGTAGAACAAGGCTCGTATCCAACATCTTACATAAAAACTACGGGAACAAGTGTAACACGAAATGCAGAAACAGCCTTTAAAACGGGGGTTGACGCTTATATAAACAATTCAGAGGGTGTTTTTTATCTTGAAATTTCAAGATTAAACCAAGGGCAAACGGGGTCGAGTATATGGAGTTTAAGTAATGGCTCAAACAGTAACGCGGTAAGTATGTATTATGCAAACTCGGGCATTGTAGTTGATATATTTAGTTCGTCGGGAGTAAAAATTTTAAATTATGGAATGTCTTTTTTAGAGCAAGCAAACTTTAATAAATTAATTATAAAATATAAATCAAATGATATTGCTTTATGGGTAAATGGTTTGAAAGTTGCAGTAAATACGAATGCAATATCTCTTTCGGGACTTAATCAAATAAACGCAAGTTATGGTGGTGGTGAGTTTCCATTTTTAGGAAAAATAAAAGATTTAAGAGTTTACAACACCGCTTTAACAGATTTAGAATTAGAGACGTTAAGTAGTTTTACCACATTCAACGCTATGGCGTTAAACTTTAATTATACAATATACTAATATGGCAAACACAGTAAAATTTGGTTCAGGAAATTGGGCGGCAAAAAAGGATTCTATTCTTGCTTATAATGATGAGAATGCAAACTTTAAACCTTTACCTTTTACGACTTCAAGAGCATCAACCGCTACAAGAATAAATAAAGCGGGATTAATTGAAAAGGTAGAAAACGGAATTGCAAGAGTGGATTATTTAGGGAATACTAAAGGTGCTTTGTTAACAGAGCCTCAGTCTACAAACTTAATACAATATTCAGAAGCGTTTGGTCAAAGTTATTGGACAAAAAGCGGTGCGAGTATTGAAGGAGACCCGAGTACTGCGGGAAGTGAATTGATTACAGGTACTGATAGTGATATGAGTGGTGCTAATAATTGGATTCAAGGAATTGGTACACCAACTTTTAATATTAACTCGACAGTTTCGAATAAAATGTTTATTAATTTTACAACAGGAAATCAACAAGTTAAATTACCTAATAAATTAACGATAGGGAAAACGTATTTAATTTCACTAACAGTAAGGTTAAATACAGGCACAGCAACACCTGTTCAAATTGGTGGATTTACTTCAAATTCTTCAAGTTCAGAAAGTTTTAATTTAACACCTACTTCATCAACAACAACATATATAGGTAATATTTATGCTGAAAGCACCTATTTGTCAATAGGTATTATTTCTGCAAATAATAACGGTAGTGATTACGAAATCGACAACGTTTCAGTAAAAGAAGTACAAGGTTTCGCCTCGCCAAGTGCAAATACTCCTTTAGGTGCTTTTAAGTTGGTTGAAAACAGTTCTAATTCAGTTCATACAATAAGATCTCAAGAAACTACTGTAAGCGGAGTAGCTCACACTTTTAGTCTTTTAGCGAAAGCAGATGGTAGAGATTTTATTAAAATGCGTTTAGAAAATGCGGGAGTAGGAAGTGGACAAGCAAATGTTTGGTTTGATGTTAAAAATGGAGTAGTTGGGACGATAGGTTCGGGTACTGCAAAAATAGAGTTAATTTCTGACGGATGGTATAGATGCTCTATTACGGGTACTACAAACGGAACATCATACCTTTCAAGGGTTTACTTAGCTGATGCGAATGGTTCTGACTCATACACGGGAAACGGAACTTCGGGAGTTTACATATTCGGCGCACAATTAGAACAAAAACCTTATAGTACAAGTTACATCCCTAATTATGGCGAATCGGCGGGAGTTACAAGGTTAGGCGAAACTAATTCACAAAATTTATCAAAACAAGTAAGTTTAACGGAAGGAGTTCTTTTTGTTGATTATACGCCTTTGGGCAATGGAATAAATGGTTTAATAGAAACAACAACAAATATTATCAGTCATAATTCAACTGTATCAACTCTCGTTATAATTAAACAACTATCTAACGCATACGTTGCCGGTGTTTTTGCAAGTGGTACTTTTTATAGTGTATCTACTCAAAATTTTGCTTTAGGTGTTAGAGTAAAAATAGCTTTAAGCTATAAAAGTGGTGATTTAAAAATTTATGTAAATGGAGTTTTAGAAAACACAAATACCGCAACATTTACTTTACCTATTGGATTAGCTGATGGGGTTAGATTAATGGATACGGCCTCAGCATATAATGCCTATGGTGGTAAAGGTATTATGAGAGAATTTAAACTTTTTAATACCCTTTTAACAAATTCAGAATTAATAGCATTAACAACAATATAATATATAAAATTATGAAATTTAACATTGCAAAATACGAGTTTACAAGCAAAAAAACGTTTGATACTAAGTACAACGCTCTTTTTACAGAAGATAACGAAGGGCGAAAAATCCCTAAGTTCAAATTTGCTATCGTAGAATTAGGGCATATCATTTTAGAAGAGGCTTATATTGATGATGAGGGCAAAGAACATCCCGCAGTTTTATCTAAAAAATATTGTGTTGATGCGGTTTGGTACGGCTTAGATACAGACCCGACGGGATGGGGGACTCTATCGGTAGATATACCAACGGGCGAAGGAGTACACCAATTTATGGGATTAGACTACCAAGAATATAAATTCTAATGAAGTTACTTGATTTGAAAATATATGGTTTAAATGGTATCGCCATGGCTTTAAACTTTTCAGCAATTGAAATCGGTTTAAAAATTATTTTAACGCTTACAGTACTTTTATACACGATTCATAAATGGTACTTAATGGCAAAAAGAAGTGAGAAAAATAAATAAAATAATTATTCATTGTACCGCAACATCTAAAGGTAAACATTATGATGTTGACGAAATTCGTAGATGGCACGTAGATGGTCGAGGTTGGTCCGATATCGGTTATCATTGGTTAATTTATTTAGACGGTTCTATTATAGAAGGTAGGCCCGAGAAAAGAATTGGAGCGCATACAAAAGGACAGAATAAAAATTCAATCGGTATTTCATACGTTGGCGGGGTTTCTAATATAAAGAACAAAAGGAAAAAATTTCCCGCAGAAGATACGAGGACACCGGAGCAAATAATTTCTTTAGATTGCTTGTTAAAAGATTTATTAATTAAATATCCTAATTCTAAAATTCAAGGTCATAACGAATATTCTAATAAAGCGTGTCCGTCTTTTGACGTTCAAAAAGAATATAAATATCTAAGTAATTTGTAAAAATTAAATAAATAAATAATTAGTATATTTACAAAAAATTAAATAACATTAAAATTTAAATAAAATGGCTACAACCGGAGTATTTAACGGAACGAACTTACTTTTAAAAGTTGAAACCGTAACCGTAGGACACACAACGTCTTGCTCACTATCATTATCAATGGACACACCCGAAGCGACTACAAAAGATTCTAACGGATTTTCTGAGTTTATCGGCGGTGTTAAAGGGGGTGAGGTATCATTTGAAGGCTTAATTGCTTACGATGATGCATCGAACGCGGTTCAAATGGCGGATTTTTTATTAGCAAGAACTTCATTAACTTGTGTTTTTGGAACGGCAGAAACGGGAGACGCAATATATACGGCAGAAGGTTTTCTTTCAAGCGTAGAAATGAGCGCAGAAATGGAATCAGCGGTAACTTATAGCGGTTCAATCACTTTAACGGGTGCAGTAGTAAAATCACAAAACTAAATTTATTTTTAGTTTTTACATAATAAAAGGCACCGTATTTTTTTGCGATGCCTTTTTATTTTTATTAATCAAATCTTTTAAAAAATGACAAACAAAAAAAGAGGTTATATTGATATAACCGTAAACGGAAAAAAGAAAACACTACATTTTTCAATGAATTTTTGGTCGGAATTTACCGAACAAATGAATATTTCATTACAAGAAATTGGCTCAGTTTTCGAATCAGGAATTTCAATTAATGCTTTAAGGTCTTTAATCTATTCCGCGGCTTTGGCTTACGACTTAGAAAATAGTAATGAAGTTGATTACAATGTTTATTCAGTCGGTCAATGGATGGACGAAATCGACGCCGATACAATTAATGGTATTGTCGAAACAATGTCGGAATCAAAAATTTTAGGTAACGCATTAGCGCCGGCCGAATCAAAAATTCCGGGAAAGCCGAAGCCGTCAAAGAAACAATAAATTTTGAAACTTTAACCGATTATTATATTGGGCAAATTGGGGTTTTGCCTGATAATTTTTGGCGGCAAACGTGGCGCGAAAATGCTTTAATGGCTGAAGCGTACCATAGTAAAACAAATTTAAATTGGGAGCAAACTCGATATTTGGCATCGATGATTTATAATGTCCAATGTGAAAAAAAATCGCAAATGTTAAAGCCTCACGATTTATTTGAGTTGCCTATTGATAATTTAAGAAAAAAGAAAAGGGACGCACCAAAATCAACTATTAAACAAATGGAAGCGTTTTCCGAAAAATATAATAAAATGACAGTAAAAAAGACGTTCGGATAGGGCGTCTTTTTTTTTGTATTTTTGCCTTACTACATATACATATTATGAGCGAAAATTTAAGAGTAAAAATAACCGGAGACGCCTCGGGGTTAAATACTGCAATTAAAGGCGCAAGCGCCAAACTTTCGGCCTTTGGTACTAAAATGAAGGCAACCGGTAAAAAAATGACAATGTCATTAACGTTGCCGTTAGTTGCGGTAGGTGCTGCGGCTACAAAAATGGCGTTTGATTTTGATAAATCAATGACGTCAATAACGGCGTTAGTTGGAGTTGCTGAAGGTGAGGTTTCCAAAATGGGTGAAACTGCTAAAAAAATGGCGGTTGATACGGGACAAAGTGCAAATGATGCCGCCGAAGCGCTTTTCTTTATAACTTCGGCGGGTTTACGTGGTTCTGATGCAATGGACGTCTTAAACATGTCTTTAAAGGCTGCAGCGGTTGGATTAGGTGATACGAAAACAATCGCGGATTTATCAACGTCGGCATTAAATGCGTACGGAGCGGAAAATTTAAGCGCATCCGGTGCAACCGATATATTAACGGCTGCGGTTCGAGAAGGTAAATTAGAAGCGTCTCAATTAGCGGGCGCGATGGGTGGTGTTATTCCTATCGCCTCAAATATGGGTGTTAGTTTTGACCAAATAGGTGCGGCAATGGCTGCAATGAGTAAAACCGGAACCAATGCGTCAGAAGGTGCAACACAGTTAAACGCAATTTTAGCGTCTATAAAGAAACCAACTACGGGAGCGGTTGCAGCGTTGGCACAAATGGGCATGACAACGGAAAGCGTCCAAAAATCATTGAGAGATGACGGACTTTTGCAAACGTTAGAAATGTTACAAAGCGGGTTAAAACAAACCGGCCAAGATACAACGGCAATTTTTCCAAATATTAGAGCATTAAAAGGGGTTTTAGATTTAACGGGTGCGGGATTAGAAGATAATCGTCGATTGTTTGGCGCATTATCTAACTCAATGGGTGCCACAGATAAAGCGTTTGAAGCGACTTCGAAAGCCGCGTCTTTTAAGATGACAAAAGGATTAAACGCAATGAAATCATCATTGTTAGGAATTGGTCAAGTTATATTAGTTTCGGTAGCACCGGCAATTGAAAAAATAGGCGCATTTTTTACGCGTTTAAGCGATTCTTTTAACAGTCTTTCAGCAAGGTCTAAGAAAATGATACTTGCATTTGTTGGAATTGTTGCGGCAATTGGTCCCGTACTTCTTGTACTTGGGACTTTATTAACGATGGCGCCGGCAATAGGTGCGGCAATTACTTTGATGATGGGGCCGGTAGGTTTAATTATAATAGGATTAACGGCGGTAGCTGCGGTGATTATTACATTTTGGAAACCAATAAAAAAAATAATTATTGGCATTGCTAATTATTTCATTGATTTATATAACAATGTTTTGCCTTTGCAGTTTGCAATTAGTAACCTTATTTTTAGATTTAAGACTTTGTTTGCAGTTGCTAAATTTGTTTTTAAAAGTTTAATTGCTATAATTAAAGCGTACGGAAAAGCAGCATTAAAAGTTTTGGGAAGTGTGGGCGATATCTTAATAGGTATTTTTACGCTAGACACTAAAAGAATAAAAAAGGGTTTTTCAGGAATAGGCGATGCGTTAAGTGGTGGTGTTTCAGACGCATTAGATGGCGTAAAATCAAATGCTAAAGTCTTAGCGAATACGGTTGTCGATAATTTTAACGATTCTATTAAGAAAAAAACAATTGAAAGAATAAAAGTTGAGGCCGAAGTTGTACCAAAGGCCGAAACTTCAGATAGTGGCGGAACCGTTGTCGGAACCGGTGACAGTAGTAATAGTAATGGTGGACCAAAAGGCTCTAAATTTAAAATAACTCCCGTTATAGACCCTGAAGCCGCGGAAAAAATAAAGGCTATTAGCGATGAGATAAATAAAGCGCTTATAACAAACGAAAAATTAGCACATAAGGCGCTAAAACAAGAAAAAACAAAGTATTATAACGATTTAATAAAAGCAGCTAAAGGAGACGCGGAAAAACAAAAGGCTTTATTAAAAGCAAAAACGGCGTCATTAGCAAAAATCGAATCGGACGAAGAAAATAGACTTTTAGAAATAAAACAAAGAATTGCCGATTCTACACATTCAAGTGATGCGGAACGTAAAAAATTAGAAATTCAAAGAATAAAGTTACATTATCAGGATTTAATTAGATTAGCGACAGAAAACGGGTTATCAACGGTTGAATTATTAAAGGCACAAGGTGAAGCCGTAGCATTAGTAAACGACGAACAAAGAGCGTCAGCAATGGAAAAGGCCTTAGCTTTTAACGAAGGCATGAATTCAATTATAACCGGCGGATTAAATGACTTAGCGGTTGGAATTGGTCAGGCTTTAGGTAAAGCATTGTCAAGCGGTGGAAATTTAGCGCAAAGTTTGTCAAAGGTTGTTTTAAAGACAATCGGAAATATGGCTTCGCAAATGGGGAAATTATCAATTGGAATTGGTATTGGTATTGAAAAAATCAAAGAATCTTTACTTGTATTTAAGGGAGTTGGTGCAATTGCGGCCGGTGTTGCATTGCTAGCATTAGGAGCGTTTGCAAGTTCGCAAGCCGGAAAAATTGGTTCAGGCGGTGGCGGTGCGACTGCATTTGCTAAAGGTGGTATTGTATCCGGTCCTACAATGGGATTAGTTGGGGAATATCCGGGCGCAAAATCAAATCCGGAAGTTATCGCACCATTAAATAAATTGCAAGGAATGATTGATAAAAGCGGCGGTACTACTAACGTAACAGTTGGCGGACAAATACGCTTAGAAGGTCAAGATTTATTAATTGCAATAGAACGCGCAAACGATACGGCAAATAGATTATACTAAACAAAATAAATAATGGCTTACGGCGTAAAATATAGATTAGAATTTTCCGATGTTTTAGGGTACGGAAAAAAAGTTGAAATATTATCCAAAAACTACACCGGAGTAGTTTTACCAATGATAGGTGGCGCTAATCCGGTCACAATAAAATGGAGCGCAAAAGATGAGTTCTATAAGCCATTAATAGGTTCACAATGTACCTTAAATTTAATGGTTACCGATACGGTTAAATATGATGATTTTTATAAATTTGATGAGCGACAATACAAAGTTAAAGTTTCATATTCAAAAAGTATTTCCGAAACATATGCGAATAGAGTTATTGCAAACGCCGGAATTTATGAATCGTTAGAATGTGTTGATGCATTTTTTGGTGATTATTTTTATAAAATTTCAACCGAATACAATAACAGAATAAACAATGACGAGGGTTTTGTTGAATCCTTAAGTTGTGTTTCAAATGCAATAAATGACGAGCGTGTTAATGTATGGGCCGACTATTGGGTTGGTTGGTTAGTTGTCGATAGATTTAGAGAACGAATGACTACAACGCCCTTTAGTATCTCATTTAATGCGTTTGATGGTATTGGGACTTTAGGAAATTACAATTCACCTATTACGCCTTATGTTGAAGGGGTTACAAATTTAGGATTAACAGACTTACAAAGAATTTCGCAAATATTACAAAATTTAGATTTAGATTTAGATATTGTTTTTATCAATGATTTAAACTTTGTAACAAGTGGCGGAACCGGAACATATCCGAATCAGGTAACTTTAGAAACGCAAAAATTCGAATTAGTTGATGGTTTAAATTTATATACTGCAAAAAAACAATTAGAACTTATATTAACAATGTATAATATGAGAATTTACCAATCTTTTGGTAAATGGTACATTGTTGAAAATTCAAATAATTTTGATTCAACTATTAAATTAAATATTAGAAACGGAAACACAACGCAATCACCAATTACAAATATTCGTGAAAATATTACGCGACGTTTAAATTCTTTAGAGAATGAATTTATCCTTTCGCCTCGATATAATTATTTGGGCGTGTTTCAACAAACCGAAAATAATGCACCGGTTCAAATTGCGCCAAAACATTTGGTACCAATTAATAATAATTTAAATAGAGAGTTTTTACAACCGCTACAAAGTGTTACAAGAGAATTACAAACGACGCAATTTGCAAAATCATTTTACAATGTAAACCCGGGGTTTGAGTATGGCTTAGGGGGTTGGGTGGTCCAATCAGGAAGGGCCGTAATTGAAGAAAACGGAATCGATAAACAAGGCGCAAAAGCTATTAAATTAAATGCGTCTACAAGTGGGAATTTAGAATGTATTGCATCAAAAAACGTGAATAGCCTTTTTAATTCAATATTTCCCGAAATTAAGTATGAAATGTCTTTTTTTATTGAATCAACAATTCCAACTTTAGGGATGGAAATACGTTTTCAAATTTATTCCGAAGGTATCGGAACGGCTCCGGATATTTATTTTAATACAAATTCCGGAAGTTGGCAATCTCAATCCGTAATAAATTCTTTTGAAAATTTTACAAATAATCAATTTGTGAATTTATCAGGAAAATTAACAAACCCGTTTGGGAACGGACAAGGGACGGCAAATCAACAAAGATATTTGAAAATAATTATTTTTAATACCGCTTTAGGTCAAACCGGAGCCGGATATTTAAATACGTTTTTTGATAATGTAGGGTTTTCGCAAAATAACTCGCAGTTTTATACCGTTACTTCTGAATTTGCTTCGGAAGTTCAATCAAAAACAAATATAACCGGATTAAGAACCGATGTAAGTTCTTATAGCGCTTCCAAAAGTTTTAGTTCAGTTTTAGCGCCCGGAGTTGCATTTAATACGTCGTGGATTAGAAGCCGAGATTTTGCAAATGGAACCGGGGGTTTAAATGATTATAAAACCGCAACAAATATCTCAAATCAAAATATTATGAATGATTTTCGTGAATTTTGTACAAGATATAGTGGGTCCTTTAGAGGTAAAACGCCGACTCCTTTAACTTTAAACAATAAGATTTGGTTTAATTGGAAAAATGTTTTAACGGACCCCGAACCGACAATTATAGACGGAATGGTTTACAATGTGAAAACCGGGGAGTTTAATGTTGTTTCTCACCTTCCTAACAATGATAATGATTTATCTATTTCCGTAAGAATAACAGATTAAAATAACTTTTTTTGTTTTGTTTGTCAGCCGTCGATTTGTTTTTTTAACATTTTGGCGGTTTTTTTATGCTTATATATTTTTTTTATTGAAAATTTATTTTTAGTTTTGCATTAAATAAAAACAAAAAATTATGTTTGAACAAAAATTTAAAGAAGAAATGAAACGACTAAATTTAAGGCGTTATGAAGTTTGTAAGTTATTGAGTTGCACGATGCCAACCTTAAAATCACGTCTTAAAAATCCGATGACCTTTACAATTTCAGAAATTATTTTATTGCAAAATAACGATTTTATTATTTCAGGAATTTCGGAAACTCTAAACATTTAAAACAAAAACTAAAACTTTATAACAATGGAAAAATTAATTAAAATTCAATCTGAATTAAAGGCGCCTAAAAACCAACGTAATAACTTTGGTAAATATAATTATAGGAGTTGCGAAGATATTTTAGAGGCCGTAAAACCGCTTTTAAATAAGTATAAATGTACATTAACAATTTCAGATGAAATACATAGTGTTAACGGTATTACTTACGTTGAATCTATGGCGGTTATATCCGATAACGAAAACCAAGTTCACACAAAAGCGCAAGCCGGAATAGACCCAAATCGGAAAGGAATGGATATTGCGCAAAGTTTTGGAAGTAGCAGTTCTTATTCAAGAAAATACGCTTTAAACGGTTTATTTTTAATCGATGACACAAAAGATTCCGACAGTACAAACACCCATGATAAAGCGCCTTTAAAAGAAGTGCAAACGGATAATCGAAAATGGTTAACGGAAGCGCAGTTGAATGCAACATTAAAATCGACTGAAGTACAAGCGCAAAAAGTTTTAAATACTTTTAAGATGAAAAAAGAATATAAAGACAAAATAGTAAGTAAGTTTAATTTAAATAAATAGTTAATATTATGAGTACACAAACAGACAAAGTTTTTGCAGATGGTTTTATTGTTAAAAGAAATGATTCCGCGCCCGATTTCGTTTTGGCGTCAGTATCGTTAAAAGTTGACGAAGCGATTGGATTTATTAAGGCGAACAATAGTAACGGTTGGGTTAATATCGATTTAAAACGTGGACAATCCGGTAAATGTTACGCCGAATTAAATACTTGGAAACCTAAAACACAAGGTTCAGAAGGTGTTCAAGAAGTTAAATCGGATTTACCTTTTTAAGGATTAAATTCTTTTAAAATTAGTGCGGTTCTTAATTGAATCGCATTTTTTTTGTATTATTTTTAAATAAAGTTTGGTAAATTGAAAAAATTCTTTTACTTTTGAAGTGTTAAACAAATATATTATGAAAACTTTAAAAACAATCGAAACTTTAAATAAGAAGTTTAATTCTTTAAATAAAAAATATTTAAGAACTGAAAAAAACACAGTAGTTTATACTGATTTTGAACAAATGGATTTGTCAGAGAAATTAGAAAATATACAAATAGAAATGAGTAAAATATCTACTGAATTAGAAGAATTAGAAAACTAAATAAAACCGGGGTTCGATATCCCGTTAAGTATAAATAAAAACAAAAACAAATATCATGGAAAAATTAGTTGAATTTTTAGAATATAGGGTTCAAGCCTTAGAAAAAAGAATAAATGAATTAGAACAAACCGTAACCGAACAAAATAATTATATTTTGGGCGAACAAAAAAAAGAATCATGAAAACATTATTTGACAGTAACGAAATTTATCATTCGTCACCCGGAATTAGCGCTTCAGGTTTAAAAACAATATTTAAAAAATCGGTTTATCATTTCTTAAATCAAAAACGTTTTGAATCTTCGGCGATGGCTTTAGGTTCTGCGGTTCATTGCGCTATGTTAGAGCCTGAATTGTATTACAAAGATTATCATGTAATGCCAAAAATAGATAGGCGTACAAAAGCCGGAAAAGAAGCGTTTGAAATTGAAACAAAAAAATCGGATGGTAAATTATTATTAGCTTTAGAAGAACACGATAAAATCACGAAAATATTAAAGAACTTTAGAAATCACGATTTGGCGCAAAAATATTGTCAAGGCGAAATTGAATTGTCACACTATAAAAAACATGAAAATATTGATGTACGAATAAGGCCCGACGCTTTGAATAGAATAGAAAACTTTATTTCAGATGTTAAAACGTGCCAAGATAACGCACCGATGGCATTTAAAAGGGATGTTTATAAATATGGCTATCACCTACAAGCGGCGTTTTATTCGGATATGTTAGGAGTTCCGGCGGAAAACTTTCGTTTTATTGCCGTTGAAACAAATTATCCGTTTTCGGTTGAGGTTTATGGTTTGAGTAATGAAATGATTGAACAAGGGCGTAAGGGTTGGAAAAGGGCCTTTAACGATTGGAAAATATACGTAGAAACGGGTATAATTTCGGGTTACAATTGGAATGATTTTAATGATGACGGAAGTTTAGTTTTATAAATATGGAGTTAGAATTTTTAATAAAAAAAGTAAATCAACATTTTAACGTTGATATTTCACTAAATTCAAGAAAACGCCGGGATGTAATGTCCCGCGCAGTATTTTATTGGTTTGCACGAGAAAAAACCGGACACACACTACAACGAATTGGTTCAATTGTTAATAGGGACCATTCTTCGGTTGTTTATTCAATGCAAAATTTTGATAATTGGGTTAATTCCGATTTGCATTTTAAAAATGAGTTTGAAAAATTAGAAGTTTTGCTTTTTAACGAGATTAGCGTTGAAAAACTAACAGAAGAAAAATTGTTATTAAAATATAAATTTCTTAAAATTGCAAATGAAATATTAACGGATGAGGTTTTAAGTTTAAAAAAACAATTAAAAAATAAGAAATGATAAAAGAAATAAAATTAATTATACAAACTTTAAAAAACGTTTTATAATGGCAAAAATAAATCCGTTTGAAAAATATTTAAAAGGCGAAGATTTATTGCAACGTGCCGTTATGAATTATATTAAAATGCAATATCCTAAAGTTATTTTTACGCATCCAATGAATGAAGGTAAACGAACTCCTTTTGAACAATATAAAATGAAATATTTAGGAGCAAAACCCGGAATTCCTGACTTGTTAATTTTTACACCAAATAAAAATAAAAACGGATTAGCGCTTGAATTAAAATATAAGTATAATAAACCGACACCAAATCAAAAAGATTGGCTTAAATGGCTTGAAAATAGTAATTGGGCGGTTAATTGGCATAATAATTTCGATGATTGTATAAAAACAATTGACGATTATTTTAACAATGAAATTTAAAATTAAATAAAATGAAATATAATGATGTTTATTTTGATAATACCAATCAAAAAATTAGATGGACTCAATCCGCGCCGGAAGGTATTGCAGTAACTTACGAGTATGTAGGTTCCACAACAAGGGTTGAATTTGACTTGTTTATTGAGTTACTTTGGTATAAGTATGAAGATACTTTTATTGATATAAACGAGTTAAAAAAAATATTTAAAGAATTACGAACTTTTTGTGATTCTGTAAAGAATAATTACACTTTATAAAGAAATATCTTTATATTTGTTGTGATATTGTCGTGGATATCGTAAAAAAAATTAATGGAATCCTATTGATGAAGCGCCCGCGACCGCTGAATTGATAGGGTTTTACTTTTATTAAAATATGGAAATAAACAAAATTTACAAACCAAAGAAATTTTCAAGATTTACAATTGTACCTAATAATATTTTTAGGCACAAAGAAATATCAGCAAGTGCAACCGGTTTATATTGTTGGCTTTTTTCACATGATGCAAAAACGGAAATGACGGTTCAATTTATATGTGGCCATTTTAAAGACGGAAAAGACGCCATTAATAAACGAATAAAAGAATTAATAAAAGAAGGTTTTTTAGTTCGTAAGGAGTTAAGAACGGGTGGAAAATTTGCCGGTTATAATTATTATTTAAACGATAAGCCTAAGAAAATCACCGCAACCGGAAAAACCGTAACCGGAAAAACCGCGGCGGTAAAACCGGACCCGGTTAATCCGCAACAAAGTAATACTATAAACACTAATGTAATAACTAATAAAAGAAATACTAAAGTACAAACAACTATAAAATCAAAAACGCCATTATACAATGAAATGATAATTAAGGCATTTCCGCATTTTATAAAATTATTTCCTAATCAATATAAACCAAAAGGCGAAACACAAAAAAATAAATGGTTGGATTGTTTAGATAAAATACAAAGAATTGATAAATATGATTTAAGGGATGTTTACGAGGTTACAAAATCACTTCGAAATGATGACTTTTGGCAAACTAATTTTTTAAGTATTTTAAAATTTAGAAATTTAGATAAAAACGGTATTAAATATATTGATAGATTTATGTTAAATCAAAAGGCAAAAACAAAACCCGTTGGATATTCAAAAGTAAAAGGAATTATTGAATACTTTATTTATAATAGTCCGGCCGACGGAAATAAAGAATTAGGCGCAAAAACAAAAGGCGGTCAATTATTTGAATTTCATATTAAACAATTAATGCACACAAACGAATTTAATGAATTAAAAGATTATGTAATTAAAAATAAATAAAATGAGATTTGAAAATCAAAAAGATATTGAAAGGGAAAACAAAGCCATTAAAGCGTTTTTAAAACCCTTTAACGGTACTTTTAAAAAGTTGGGTCGCAATGATATTGATTTTATAGTTTATGACCTTAAAGGAGCTATTTTGGCTTTTGTTGAAGTTAAAGGTAGATTGAGAAATATAGACAATTCATTTCCTTTACCCATTTCAGTAAAAAAATTAACTAAGTTATTAGATAAAAAAATAAATCCCGTTATTATTTGGGCGTGTTTTGATGGCATTATATTCTCCGAAGTAAAAGATTTAAAAGGTGAGATAAAAATTGGCGGACGTAAACCGCGAAAAGGTTCGTCAAATGATATTGAATTAATGGCTTACTATGTAAATGATATAACTAAAAACAAATTTAAATTTATAAAATATTAAAAATGAATAGAGAATTAAAAAAAGGCTTAGAATTAGTCTTATTATTAGATTTAATTATTGCAACAATGGACGATTATAATTTAAAAGGACCCGTAAAAAATAAAGCTAATTTATTTAGAAATTCTATTGAATCAAATGTGAATAAAATAGTAGATAAATGCATGTTACATGACGAAGAATTTTTTCAAAACGCTTCAAAACGAAAAGAACGGATGATTAAACAATTAGCAAGTTTAAGCGAAGACGACAATATTTTACTAAGTGACTTTGTAGATAAATTTATTTCTAATATAGAAATTGTCCGTAAAAAAGGAATTGTATTTTTTGACAAACTTTTATAAATAAATATTATGTAATTAAAAAAATTCTTTTACTTTAGCAAAAACAAAAACAAAACAAATGAAAACTTTTAACGATTTTAATATTGACGTCGGCAATAAATCCGCCGGAAAATTAAAAACTAAATGCCCAAAATGTAGCGATTCAAGAAAAAATAAAAGAGATAAATCATTGTCGGTTGATATTGACCAAGGTTTATTTAATTGTCACAATTGCGGTTGGTCCGGTACAACAAAATTCCAAAAGAAACCCGACTATATTAAACCAAGAAAAATTGAAGTAAATTTAAGTAAAGAACTTATAAATTGGTTTGCGTCCCGTAAAATATCGGAAGCTACTTTATTACATTGGAAAATTGGCGAATCAAAAGAATATTTCCCACAAGTTGGAAAAGAACGCCGCGCCGTAAATTTTAATTATTACAGAAATAAAGAATTAGTAAACGTTAAATTTCGTGACGCGGAAAAGAATTTTAAAATGGTTTCGGGTGCTGAACTTGTTTTTTATGGTTTGGATAATATTACAGAAATGGAAACGGTTTATATTGTTGAAGGCGAAATGGATGCGCTTTCGTTACATGAAGCCGGTATTTATTCGGTTTGTAGTGTACCCAATGGAGCATCTAAAGGAAATGCGCGTTTAGAATATTTAGATAATTGTTTTGAATACTTTAAAGATAAAAAACAAATTATTCTTTGCACCGATAACGACGAAGCCGGTTTGGAATTGCGTAATGAATTAGCGCGAAGGTTCGGAGCATATAAGTGTAAATATGTTGAATTTGGCGATTTTAAGGACGCTAACGAGGTTTTAATATCTAAAGGCGGCGAAGTATTAAGAAATTTTATAAAAGGTGCTAAAAACTTTCCATTGGAAGGCGTTTTAAATATAAATGATATTTGGCAAAATGTTTTAAATTATAATGAAAACGGTGTAAAAAACTATTCGATAGGCTTACCTAATTCCGATACTTATTTTAAACTTGCTTTTGGTGAGTGGACCGTTGTTACCGGAATACCTAATTCAGGTAAATCGGACGTTGTAGACCAAATTTGTTGTAACATGGCGATAAATTACGGCATGAGATGCGCAATGTTTGCACCCGAATCATTTCCATATGAGGGCCATATTAAAAGAATTGCAAACAAATTAAATGAAAAAAATTGTAATAACGATGATTTAAACCAAACAAAAGATTTTATTGAAGACCATTTTTTTTGGATTAAAATTGACTTAGAAAATTTGTCTTTAGAAGGGATTTTAAATTCTTTTCGTGAATTAGTATTTCAAAAAGGGGTTAACGTTGTAGTCATTGACCCTTGGAATATGCTCGACCATTCGGCCCAAAGGGACCATTCATATATTGGAAAAGCGCTTTCGTCTATAACGCAATTTTGCCAACAAACTAACACACATTTATTTTTGGTAGCACATCCAAGAAAAATTGAATCTGAAAATGGTAACTATAAAAAACCAACGTTGTATGATATTTCAGGAAGTGCGGATTTCTTTAACAAGGCTTATAACGGAATTATTGTTTTTAGATGTATCGGGCAAAAGACGCAATATAAATCGGATATTGTTAAAATGTATATAGAAAAGGTTAAGCGTAAGGAAAACGGGCAATTAGGTGAATTCGAGATTGCTCCGGATTTTGAAGCCGGCGGAATTTATAAGGATATTGATTTGGCAAATAAAAAGTTTGAAGTTATAACCGACAATTTACCGTTTTAATGATGAAAAAAATTAATAGGGTGACCGATGAACACCGTAAGGCCATGCAATGGTGTTTGAAAAATAATATAAAAGTTTATATTAACCCTTCGCATTCAGGTTTAAAAGTTGAAATTAATGATAATGGTAGAAAAATTTGTTCTCCTAAGTACTACAATAATGAAGAAGCCTTAAATAAGTGTTGGGAACTTTATTTGTATCTTTACAATAAATATTGGACCGTATGATTTTTAATTTTAATACAATAATTTTTCCTATTTATGGATTTATGTTAGGCGCTAATTATTGGAACTCTGAAATGAATGAAGATTTTGATGAAAACGATTTAATTAACGAAACCGAACATTGTTTGCAATTTATGTTTTTATTTGTTGGAATTTCTTTTGTATGGTATAAAGAAAAAAATTGATAAAATTAGTTAATATAAAAACTATTAATGAAACGCCCGGCAATCCTCGTTTTATTAAAGACGCAAAATTTAAGCTATTAGTTCAGTCAATTAAAAAATCTCCTTGGATGATGAATATTCGGCCAATTGTTGTTGATGAAACAATGACAATATTAGGCGGAAATATGCGTTTAAAGGCTTGCAAATCGGCCGGGTTGTTTGAAATTCCTATTCATATTGAAAGCGGATTGACTGAAGCGCAAAAACGCGAGTTTATAATAAAAGACAATTCCGGGTTTGGTGAATGGGATTGGGATATTTTAGCAAATGAATGGGATGTAAAACAACTAATTGAATGGGGTGTTGATTTACCGGTTTTTGATTTACCTTTAGATGATGAACAACCTAAAGACGAAACAAATGATGATGATAAACACGTTTGTGAAATGTGCGGTAAATAAAAGTTTTCGTAAAGTTTTCGTAAATAAATGAAAAAATTCTTTTAAAAAGTTGTGTAATTGAAAATATTCTTTTATATTTGTAGTGTCAATAATACGGAACAAAACAAATATATTATGAAAACATTAGAAACATTAAAACAAGAGTTCATAACACTTGAGACTAACTATAAAGCTAATCCGTTACCAATGGGAACAGAGTATAATTCATTTGCTAAGAAATGGAAAAGTCTTAAGTCTCAAATTAAGAATTACGACAATTCTACTAACATTATGAAAAGAGATGGTCTTAAGGTTTCTAAGAGTGGAGTAGGTTACAAGGTTGAGTTTCAAGGGATAGTTGCAGAGCTTTGGTTAGATGGTTGTGTTACTGATTATTGGGCCATTGATGTAGTGGAAGGTGATTTAGATTTCGAATCTATGGAACACGAAACTAAATCAGATGCGATATGGTATTTGTACAACTCTATATTATCTAATAACTAAATAACTAAAGGGGTGTAACTATTAGCTTTTTAAACTTGGTCGTTGCGGAGCAAAATAGAGCATCCCTTTTTTAATGTAAAAAAACTTAATTTAAAAATAAATATTATGGAAGATTGGAAAGACTTATTGTATAAAAGCTATGAAGATAAAAAAGATACTATTAAGAACGATACTATGAACGAAACAATAGAGCGAATTAAGTATTTAGCTAATTTAATGGACAACACGTTTTTAGTTAAACAAATAGAATTGTTAGAGTTGCAAATTGATTACGAAATAATAAAAGCCAAAATAAAGACAATTGACTCCCTACCAAAATAAGGGAGTTTTTTTATATCCGTTTATTTATTTAACTTTGCAATATGGCAACAAAAACAAACATATTAAAAAAGGGATTACTTGACGCGTTAGAACAATCATTGGGAATTGTCACAACCGCGTGTAAAATAGTCGGTTGCAACCGTTCAACTTTTTACGGACACTATAACCGGGATTCTGAATTTAGGGCCGCAGTTGATGACTTACAAAATATAACTTTAGACTTTGCAGAGTCGCAATTGCATAAACAAATTAAAGACGGCAATACAACCGCAACAATATTTTATCTAAAAACAAAAGGTAAAAAGCGCGGATATATTGAACGAAAAGAAGTTGAAATGAGAGCCGAAGTATCCACAACAAAGCTATCAACGGAAGCGCAAAAGAAAATTGACGATATTTTAAACGATGAATATTAATACAATAATAAAGGAAAAATGTGAAAATTCCTTGTTATTCTTTACGCGTTATATTTTTAAAGAAAACACCGGAAAAAAGTTTGAAGCCGCTGAATTTCATAAAACCTTAGTCGATACGCTTGAACGCGTTTATAATGGCGAAATCAAAAGATTAATTATTAACGTTCCGCCAAGATATGGGAAAACAGAAATCGCGGTAAAAATGTTTATAGCTTGGAGTTTAGCAAAGCGCCCATCTTCAAAGTTTATACATTTAAGCTATTCCGACGCGTTGGCATTGGATAACAGTTCCATGACAAAAGAATATATTAATTCCGATTCATTCCAAAGAGTTTGGAATATAGATTTAAAAAAAGATTCACAAAGTCAAAAGAAATGGTACACAACCGAAGGAGGCGGAGTTTATGCGACGTCTTCAGGGGGTGCAATTACGGGTTTTGGGGCCGGAAGTGGTGGCGCTATAATTATTGATGACCCTTTGAAGCCTGACGATGCTTTATCCGACGTTAAACGGTCTTTTATTAATAATCGGTATAATACAACTATTCGCTCGCGTGTTAATAGCAGAGAGGTGCCTATCATTGTTATTATGCAACGATTGCATGAAGAGGATTTAAGCGGTTATTTATTAGACGGCGGTTCGGGTGAGCATTGGCATCATTTAAAATTGCCCGCATTAGATGACGAAAACAATCCGTTGTGGCCGGAAAAGCATTCATTTGAAGAACTTGAATCAATTAGGCAAGCCGACCGTTATACGTTTGCGGGCCAATATTTACAACTTCCGTCACCGCCCGAAGGTGGCGAATGGCGTAAAGGTTGGTTTCAAATCATTAATAAAGCAGAAATGCCGGGAGATATCGTTTGGGAGATGTATATTGATGGCGCTTATACAAAAGATACTAAAAACGACCCGACCGGGATACAAATAAGCGGTAAAAGTGGTGATAATTTATATATATTTAAAAGCATAGATAAATATTTAGAGATGCCGGAATTAAAATCTTTTATTTCTAACTTTGTTAAGTCTTGCGGTGTTAATATAACGCAAATATTAGTTGAACCCAAAGCGTCCGGTAAATCTTTAGTTCAATTATTAAGGCGTGAAACAAGTTTTAATGTTTCGGAATTAAAAACAAATTTCGTTAGATATTCAAAGATTGAAAGGGCGCGTGCGTCATCGCCTTTTATTGAAGGTGGACGCGTTGTATTGATTAGAGATAATTGGAATGATGCTTATTTACAACAAGTAAGTACGTTTCCAAATGCTAAACATGATGAGCATATCGACGTCACTTCCTATTCAATAGAACGAAACTTAATAAACAATTTCTTCATAGTTTAAAACAATTTTTAATTTTGTATTTTTACGAAAATTTTATATCAAAATAAAATATGGCTTCATTTTTAGACAAATTAAAATCAATCGTTAGCAAAAATCAATCACAAAACACAAATATAAATTATAATAAAGCGATTTATAATTGGTTAGGTGAGTCGATTGTTTGGAATTCAGAAAATGACGATTCATATATTACGGAAGGTTACCGAAAAAATTCGACTATTTATTCATTAATTAATTTAATAACAAAAGCGGCGACAACAATTCCGTTTCAAATTTATGAAGTTAAAAGCGAAAATGATTATAAAAGATATAAAGCATTAACAAGCGGAACCATAGATTCGACGACTATAAATAAAGCCGCTTTATTACAAAAGAAATCATTAATTGAATTAAGCGATACCGATTTGCACGAACTTTTAGAACGTCCTAATCCGGCTCAATCTTATAATTCTTTTATAACCGAAGTTATTTCATTCGGTAAATTAACCGGAAACCGTTACATTTATGGAATTGGCCCGGAGTCAGGGCCTAAAATTGGTAAAATTTCTGAAATGTATGTAATGCCATCGCAAGCAATGGAAATTGTTTCGGGCGGTATTATGCAACCGGTTTCAAAATATAAATTAGAATACAATGGAACGTTTGAAATTCCGGCTTCTGAAATATGCCATATAAAAGATTTTAACCCTTACTATGACGGTACGGGGTCGCATTTATACGGTCAATCGCCATTGCGTGCGGGTTTACGTTCATTAACAACTAATAATGAAGCGGTACAAACCGGAGTTAAATATTTACAGAATCAAACGGCAAGAGGTTTATTAATGTCAGAGGAAGGTGATTTAAACGAAGTGCAAGCGCAACAATTAAAAGATAAATTTAGAAAACAATTTCAAGGTTCCGACAATGCCGGTGATGTAATTATTACACCGAAAAAATTATCATGGGTTAACTTTGGTTTAAATGCTGCGGATATTTCTTTAATAGAACAATATAACGCATCAGTCAAGGATTTATGTAATATTTACAACGTTCCTGTTCAATTATTAAACAATACTGATTCGAGTTCTTATAATAACATGAGAGAGGCTAAAAAGGCTCTTTATCAAAATGCGGTTATTCCTGAACTACTTAAAATAAAAGACGAATTAAATCGTTGGTTGGCTCCAAAGTATGGAAATAAACTATGTATTGAATTTGATTTTACAGTTATACCGGAACTTCAAGAGGAAGCCGATAAAGTAGTTGACCAATTAGCAAAGGCTTGGTGGATAACACCTAACGAAAAACGTTCTGTAATGTCGTACGGGGTTGATGAAGAAAACGAAACTTTAAATGATTATTTTGTGCCGGCAAATTTAATTCCTGTAAAAGCTAACGAAATCGATGCGCCTATTGAGTCAATAGATGTTGACGTTAATAAGTTTTTAACACCAACGGAAACACCTAAAAAAGAAATAAAAGGGATTAAGGTTGCAACGTATGACGATAAACAAAAATAAGTGGCAAACTGCATTCGAAAAGGAATTAGATAAATCAGAAAAACGCCAATTATCAAAAGTAAAGCGCTATTATAAAAGCGAATACAATAAAGGTATAGAGAATTTTTTATCTGAAAATCAAACCAATTTTCAATTACTTTTTAATGCGACCGAATTACAAAAAATATATAGAAACCTATATGTTGAAATCGGTTTAAATTTTGCTAAATGGTACGCAAAAGGATTTGATAAATTTTTATCTAAAGGCGTAAATCCTAACCAATACGTTAGTGGTTGGGAAAACTCGTTTGCCTCTTTTGGTTCGGCGGTTGGTGCGCAGCGTGTAACGTTAGTCTCAGGGACCGCAAAAAAAACACTTATTCAAGTAACTGAAAAGTTAATGCGAGACCCTGAATTTCAGGCGTTAGGTAACACCGAAAAGGGCCGAATATTAAGAAATCAATTTAATAGATATTCGCAATATCAATCGGAACGATTAGTTCGAACGGAAGCAACCAACGCGGCAAACTTTGCAACAATGGAATCTTCAAAAACAATATTTCCGGGCGCACAAATGCGTAAGGAGTGGATAGCATCATTTGACGACAGAACCCGAAGCACACATTCAGAAGCGGGCGCAAGTGAACCAATACCATTTAATGAAGCGTTTATGGTTGGTGGTTCTTCTATGATGTATCCGGGAGACCCGAGCGGTCCGTCTTCTGAGGTTATTAATTGCCGTTGTAGTGTAGCGCCTTTTCCGGTAAAAGGAGCGCAAACAGTTGGAGAAATAACAGATATAAACTTCGGATTAGGTGGTGCGGCGTCAACCGGATTTGGTTTGACTGATGTTGTTTCGGCGATTAGTTCAACGTTAGTTGGTGCGGCTGAAAACGTTGTTGAAGGTGCGGTAAAAACAATTTCAGAAGCTAAGAAAAGTATTTTAAGCATGTTTGAAAAGCAAGGTTGGATTGTAGAAAAAACACAGTTTTCCCGAACATTACAAATAAAAAACTATAATCAAAGAATAAATATATTAAATAAATTATTTTCAAAATACAATTTTGGCTCGTCAGGTAACTTTACTAATAAAATTACTTTGCGTTTTAAGTCAAGTACAAGAGCTTATGGTAGTATATCTATCGGGCGTTTTAGTGGTGACTTAAGAAAAATAAATCTTGGCGATTTAACCGACGCGTTTTCTAATCGGGAGCGATTAATTTTCAAAAAAAGGTTTTCTAAAAGATTTAAAAGTGCGGTTAATGAGTCAAATATTGACATTGCTACAACGGTGCATGAAATGGGCCATGTTATGGCGCGTTCTGAACTTATGAGCCAACGTGAATTTTTTAATAAATTATCTAAAATAAGGGCCGAATATAGAAAAGATATATTAAAATTTCGTAACGATTCAAATTATAAATCATTTAACGAAATATTTTTAGGCCGTTACGCGAATACAAATATCGATGAATTTTTAGCCGAAGCATTTACGGAATACACCCTTCATTCAAACCCTTCAAAATATGCGCGTTTAGTCGGTGAGTTAATAGATGAAACATTTAAATTTTAAATAATGTCACCAAAAGAAGATTATATTTGTAATAATTGCAAACATTTAAGGCCAATAATGGGAGGTTGTAAGGCGTTCCCTGAAGATATACCTTTCGGAATGGGTGTTTTATTTCAACATGATAAACCTTTACCTGAACAAAAAAACAATATTGTTTTTGAACGTGGTGAACCCGAAGAAATATAAATTACAAAAACCGTATATTTACAAAAATTTTTTTTATGAATCAAATTCTTTACAAAGCGGCGCCAATCAATGAATTAATTGATGCGGACGAAAACGCCGGAATTATTAAAGGTTACGGAAGTATTTTTGGAAACAAAGATTCCGATAATGATATTATAACAAAAGGCGCTTATAAAAAGACAATTGCCGAAAATGGTGAACGTGTTAAGTACTTGTATCAGCACGATATGAACCAACCAATCGGGAAAATGCTCGAATTGTACGAAGACGATAAAGGTTTGGTGTTTGTTGCACAAATTGCAAAAACTCAATTAGGAAAAGACGTTGTGGAACTTATGAAATCCGGCGTAATTACTGAAAATAGTGTCGGTATTTTACCAATACAAGGTAAGGATAAAGGCGATTATCGCGAAATTAACGAAGTTAAACTTTACGAAATTAGCGCGGTTACATTAGCAGCAAACGACCAAGCCAAAATATTAGACGTTAAAGGAAACGTGGATTTGGATAAACTTTCAAAGCGTTATGATAATTTAGCGAAACTATTAAAAAAAGGACAAATTTCGGACGATATGGGTTTTGCTATTGAAGCGGAAATTTTAAAATTAAAATCATTATTTATTGAATTCACAAAGCCGGTTGAAAAAATCACTTTGCCGAATGTTGAGATAAAAAACGATGATTCTGAAGTGTATAAGTATTTAATTAATTCTTTAAAAATCTAAAAAAAAGATGGAAGAAAATGTAAAAAATCAATTAGACCAATTAAACATGGCTATTGATTCAAAGATTGAAAAATCTAACAAAGAAGTTCACAACGCTACTATTATAAAAGCAAGTGAATTACTAAAAGACGAAGTAAGTTTAGTAAACAAGAATTTAAACGAGCGTTTGGATGCAATGGAAATCGCAAACAAAAAGCAATTTAATTCAAATAAAAAAATGTCATTCAAAGGCGCTTTAAACGAAGCAATCCAAAACGGAGCGATTGAAGGAATAGCAAAAGGAAATTCAAGAAGTGCATCTTTTGAAATCAAAGCAGATATGACTATCGCCGCTGATTTTACGGGAGAAGTTATACCGGCTGATAGAGTTGCGGGATATAAATTCGACCCAACAAGACCGGTTCACATTAGACAATTACTTGCAATGGGGTCAACTCAAAGCGATGTTGTAAGATTTGTAAAAGAATCAGGATATACTAACGGTGCTGCAATTGCTGCCGAAGGTGCTACATTAGCACAATCTGATTTTGATATGACTGCAAGCGATGCAAACGTTAGAAAAATCGGAACTTATTTCCGTATTTCTGAAGAAATGCTAGCTGATACGCCTCAATTAACTTCATATCTTTCAGCGCGTGCGCCGGAAAAATTATTAGAAGTTGAAGATACGCAAATATTAAGCGGAACGGGTGCAAACTCTCAATTAAAAGGTATTATGACTGATGCGGCTGCATTTGCTGCGGGTTCTTTTGCTGATACAGTTGAAAGTGCAAATGATTTTGATGTAATTGTTGCATCATTAAATCAATTAGCATTAGCAAACTATAATGCAGATTGTATTTTATTAAATCCTACAGATTTTCATAAAATATTATTATTAAAAGATACTACAAACAACTATATTAAAGACCAAGTTTATGGCGGGTTACAACCTTCATTTATGGGTGTTAAAGTTGTTTTAAATACTTCAATAGCTGCGGGAAGTTTCTTAATCGGTAACTTTGCAGTTGGAACACAACTTTGGGTTAGAGATGGCGTAAATGTTGAATTCTTTAGAGAGGATGGAACTAACGTAAGAGATGGTTTTGTTACTGTTAGAGTATCTGAAAGAGTAGCATTAACTAACTATTTACCAAATGCGTTTGTTACGGGAACTTTCGCAGTTGGAAGAGCGGCTTTGGAAACTCCATAATCGTTAAAATTTTATATTTTGAAAGGCCTGAATTAATTTTCGGGCCTTTTTTTTTGCCCTTTATTTATAGGGGTTAACAAACAAAATGAAAAAAAACTTTAAAATAAAAGTGAAAATATTTTTTTAATTCAATAATGCGTTGTAGATTTGTAGGGAACAAAAACAAAACAAGATGAATTATTTAACAGAAATCGAATTAGATAAAAACAAAACTTATTATAGTTATGTAGATGTAGCGGTAAAATTTTCCGACAAAGATACTTGGTTTATGGAAAAGTTACCTTCAAACAAAAAAGAAATGAATAGCATTATCAAAATGTTAAATCCTAAAAACAATATTATAAATATTGAAATAATAAGAAAAACTTTTAGATTAAAAGATAAATGGTTAATAAATAACTAAAAAAACAACGGGGTGTAAAAACCCGTTTTAAAA